TTTTTAATGTAATAATATTAGTTAATTCTAAAAAAGAACATATTAATTTATTAGCATATTTAAAATGTGGTAAATGTGTTTGAATATGTATACAAATATCCATATTATAATATAATTATATTATTATATTATTAGATTATTATATTATTCTATTATTAGATTATTATATTATTCTATTATTAGATTATTATATTATTATATTATTAATAATGATAATAATTATACCAATTGGTGGTATTGGTAAAAGATTTAAAGATAATGGTTATAAAAAACCAAAAGTATTAATTAATTTATATGGAAAACCTATAATATCATACTTATTAGATAACTTAAATATTGATAATATAGATTATATTTTTATACCTTATAATAAAGAATATAAGAAGTTTAGATTTGAAGATTTTTTAATTAAACATCATCCAAAAATACATTTTAAATTTTTTTGTCTAGAAAATAATACTAGAGGAGCAGCAGAAACAATTAATATTGGTATTTATAACCTTAATGAAAAAAGAAATATACCAGTAATATGTTTAGACAGCGATAATTGGTATAATTGTGATATAATCTCACAATGGAATGGAGAAAATTGTATTTTTTCATTTGAGGATTTAAATGAAAATCCAATATATTCATATATAAAAACAAATGATAATAATGAAATATTAGATATAAAAGAAAAAGACAAAATTTCTAATAATGCTTGTACTGGTGCTTATGGTTTTAAATCAATTAATGAATTACAAAAATATACATCAAAAATTATTAATAAAAATATAACTCAAAAAGCAGAATTTTATACAAGTGGTGTCATAAAAGAAATGATTAACAAAGGTCATATTTTTAAAAATAAAATTATATTAAATTCTAATTTTATATGCTTAGGAACACCATTACAATTAAAATTTTTTTATAATAATTATCCAAAAAAAAATTCTATAAATAATCAAATTGAAATAAAAAATCAAAGAATTTGTTTTGACTTAGATAATACACTTGTAACATATCCCACTATTATAGATGATTATACATCTGTAAAACCAATTGAAAAAAATATTATTTTTTTAAAATATTTAAAAAGTTTTGGAAATACTATTATTATCTATACTGCACGAAGAATGAAAACACACAATGGAAATATTGGTAAAATTAATTCTGATATAGGCAAAATAACATTTGAAACATTAGACAAATTTAATATACCATATGATGAAATATATTTTGGAAAACCATATGCTGATTTTTATATTGACGATTTAGCATTAAATTGCTTTTATGATTTAGAAAAAGAAACTGGATATTATAATAGTAAAATTGAACCAAGAGAATTTCATAGTATAGAAATAGGTAATATTAATACTATAATAAAAAAGGGAAATTTAATAGGAGAAAATTATTATTATCAAAATATACCTTGTTCTTTAAAAGATTTATTTCCAATATATTTATCAGGAGATAATAATACAATTACTATAGAAAAAATATTAGGTTCTACAGTTACAGATCTATATTTATCTGAAATACTAAATAAAGATACATTTATTCATATATTAAATAGTATAAATAGAATACATAATTATAATATTAATGATAATAATATTAATGATAATATTAATAATAATGATATTAATATATATGAAAATTATGCTTCTAAATTAATAAATAGATATGATAATTTTGATTATTCTATTTTTGAAAATAGTAAAAGTATATATAAACTACTATTATTAAAACTAAAAGATTATGAAAAAAATAAAAATGGTATAAAAACAATAATACATGGAGACCCTGTATTTACTAATATTATTATTAATAATTATAGTAAAATAAAATTTATAGATATGAGAGGTAAATTAGGAGATACTTTAACAATATATGGAGATTTATTATATGATTGGGCAAAAATTTACCAATCATTAATTGGTTATGATGAAATATTATTATCAAAAAATATTGATAATGAGTATAAAGAAAATATGATAAACATTTTTAAAAAATATTTTATTGATAAATATTCAGAAAAAGATTTTGAAAATTTAAAATTAATTACAAAAAGTTTATTATTTACTTTGATACCTTTACATAATAATGTAAAATGTAGTAAATATTACAAATTATTATTTTCTAAATATTTAATCTAAAAATTTATTTATTATAAATATAAGTAATTATTATAATACATTAATTAATAATATAAAAATAAAATTAAATATTTAATATAAATAATTTTTTTTATTTTTAATATTTAAATAAGTTTTTATTAGTTAATATTAAAACAATATTATTTAAATAATATGTCTAAAATATATGGTATTAGTTATACATCTAGGCATTTCAATAATAGATATAAAAATATTGTTAAATTAGGTAATGAATGTGTATTATTTGATACATTTAAATGTTTTAATGAAAATGATATAGATAATGATTTTAAACAAAAAAATAAAGATATATGGAATAGTTCAAAAGGAGGTGGGTTTTGGATTTGGAAACCCTATATAATATCTAAAATGTTAGAAAAAATTAATGATAATGATATATTAATATATATAGATGCTGGATGTCATATAAATATTACAAAAGAATCTAAAGAACGTTTTAATGAATATATAAATATGATTAATAATAGTCAATCAGGGTTATTAAGATTTCAATTAACACATCAAGAAAAAAAATTTACAAATAAAAAAACAATAAACTATTTTAAAGATAAATTTAATATTAGTGATAAAATTATGAATGATTATTTAGAAAGTAATCAACTTGTGGGAGGAATACAGATAATAAAAAAAAATACATATACTATTAATTTTTTTAAACAAATATTAGAAATATTAAATGATGATTATAAATTATTTACAGATATATATACAGAAAATAGTGAACAACATAGACACGATCAATCTATTATGTCTCTACTTTATAAACATATGAATGGTGATTTAATTATAGATGATGAAACATATTTTAAAGAGGGTTTTAATTCTGCACTATCAAAAAAGTATCCATTTTGGGCTACAAGAAAACAAATATAATATAACATATTTATTTTATATAAACTAGAATATATTTTACATATAATTTATTATAATAGATATTATCTAACAAATTAGTGTAATTCTTTATATATAGTATTAAAACAATAGCATTATTAAATAATTTAATAATTTTTACAATCCCCATGTTTCTCATCATAATAAAAACATATATCTTTAACATAAACGCAATTTGTGTGTTCTAATACTCTTAACCAACAATCATAATCTTCTATACCATTTTTTACACACTTTATATTATTAATTTTATTTAATAGTTCTTTTTCTATTACAACACTACTACATATTATACAATTATGGATCTTTAAAAAATTTAAGTTCCAAATATCAGGAAAACCATTATCTAATAAATTACTGCCTTTACGTTTGTAAATATTTTGTAAAGTTTTATAATGGTGTTCCGCATTATATTTTTTATATTTTAAAGTACTATTATAAACACCATGACCTATTAAGCCATCTGTTGATGATAATTTACAACCAGTGTCTTTCATTGCTTTAATTTGTATATCTATTTTATTTGAAAACCATATATCATCATCATCACAAAAAGCAATATATTTACCAGTTGCTATTTCAATACCTTTATTCCTAACAAATCCAGCACAAGCAAAACCAAATTTTTTTTTAGTATTTTCTTTTAAATGTATAATAATTATATTATTTGATTTCCAATCATAATTATAATATTCATCTTCTGTAGAGCTATCATTTACTACTATTATTTCTATATTTTTATATGTTTGTTCTTTGACAGATTTTATAGTATTTAACAAATAATTAAATCTATTAAATGTTGGGATTATTACTGAAACTTTATCCATTATAATTTAATATTTTTTAAATTTTAATATATTTTAAATTAGTTAAACTTTAAAATAATTTAAATTATACGAATAGAAATTAGAGAAAATAATATAATTAAAGAATTATTAAAAAAGATTAGAAATTAATAATTGGTGTGCGCAAATATATTTTATAATTGTAATTTTTCATCTCTATACCGAGCACTAATTTCAAATATAATTTTACTATTTAAAATATTTATATGTTTTAAAATTTATATCCCAATAATTACTTATTTTTAAAATAATTATAAATTTATTTTAAATAATTTAAAAATATAACTATAATAATAAAGAATAATTATTTTTAAATTAATATAAATTAATATGAAATTAGATTGTATTTTAACTGCTTGTACTATAAATGAATTATATATAGATTTTATACCTATATTTATTAAATCTTGGAAAAAATTATATCCAAATGTAGATATTAAAATAGTTCTTATTAATGATATTATACCAACTAAATTTGAAGAATTTAAAAATAATATTATTTTGTTTAATCCAATACCTACTATTTCAACAGTATTTATATCACAATATATTAGATTATTATATCCTTGTATATTAAACCAATATGAAAATGGTATAATGATAACTGATATGGATATGATACCAATGAATAAAACATATTATACTAAAAATATAGAAAATATAGACAATAATAAATTTATATATTTAAGAAATGTTTGTTTAAATGATTATAAACAAATTACTATGTGTTATAATGTTGGATTAAATAGCACTTGGAGTAGTATTTTCAATATATACTCTCTAAACGATATAAATAAAAGATTAATAGATGTTTATAAAAATATAAATTATGTTGATGGTCATGGCAAATCAGGTTGGGGAACAGACCAAATAGATTTTTATAATTATGTAATGAAATGGAATAAAGAGACAAATAATTTTGTAATATTGAATGATAAAAATACAGGTTTTAATAGATTAAATAGAAAAACTTTTAATTTAAATAATCAAATTGAAAATTTAATAAAAAGTGGTCATTATAGTGATTATCATTGTTATAGACCTTATAAAGATTATAAAGATATAAATGATAGAATTTTAAATTTATTAAATTAATAATTTAGTCCATCCATCTATAGAAAACATATATCCATACCATTTTTATTACTTTCATATTCAGGATAATATACATTTGAAAAAACCTAAATATGCAATCTAAATATCCAACCTAAATATCCAATCTAAATATCCAATAATTACTGAAAATGGCTAATAGATATAATATAAATGAACTTTATAAGTTGCCATTATTAAGTTATTACACATTTAAAATGCAGATTAAACTTTAAAATATATATTACAACCAGGACATATATTTATACCCAATTTATTTACTTTATATATTTTTTCATCTTCTATTAGATATGTAACTTTACCCCATTTCCATTCTACACATTCATTTTCATCTGGTTTTTCAATCTTTTTTATATATCCACAAGTCATTCCGATTAATCCAGTAATACAATCATTCATTTTATAATTTACTGGATTATTATATGACCCATATTTTATTACACAATCATATTTTGTATTATTTATATTTTTTATAATACTCATAAACTCACAATTATCTTCTAATATATATCTACCAGTCATTTTAACGATAAAATCAGTATCATTAATATTAAACTTATTAATACAATCTAAAATGTCTTGTAATTCTTTGTATCCTTTATTCTTTGTTTTTAAAAAATTATTATTAGTATAAAAAATAATACAATTTAATGTATCTAAAAATGTATTTTTATTATTATTGTTTTCAATAATAATTATTTTATAGTTTTCAATATTTAAATTATATATTACTTCTTTTAATTTATTAATTCCATTAATATATTGTGATTTTCTTATATGACATTCTTTAAATAAAGATGTAGTAACAATAAAATATAGCATAATATATAAATATATATATATATATAAATTTTATAATAT